TAAGCGGTTGGATGCGAGGTCGTACGCTGTTGGAACAACCAAAGTAAGTGACTCCATTGACAGTCTTCTTAATGAACTTGTCAATGAATCTGTGCTCTGTGTAGAGTCTGGTGTGATCAACACCCTTCGGTGCTTTGTTCTCATTAAAGGGTGTCCTACCCTCCGGAAATACAAAGTTAATGTTCTTAGCAAAGTTACAAAGCAGTAGCTTTGTCAGTGCGGGTGAACGATACTCCTGCAGGATCTTTACTTTCTCTGCCTTAGTCTTAGCATTTGATACTCGTTGCAATACCTCAGAGATCAGTGTTTGGTTGACCGGCAGTTTAGGTGTGCTTGGCCTTGCCATTTACGAAAATTCCTCAATTAAATCTTGAATGTCGTTGTCAATAAAGTATTTGATTGACACGGAAGTTGCTGGTTTGAACCTATTGTAGTACATAATGACTCGCTCAACGACTTCGGTTGGAATCTTACTCAGGTCAATGAGTTCAGAGTTCCGTTTCCAGTTACGAAGACGAATAAAATTCGTGAATTCTGATGGGTCCATGCTCGCCAGAGAAGCAATCTTCTCTTTACTCATCTTCTTCTGTGGCTTCCCGCTAACAATAGCGTCATCACAGGTGAGGATGTTAGGAATGCCGTCAGACCTGTCGCCACGAACGATGTGTTCTTGGAGATAGGCAACTGGATTTGCTTCTTCGATCCACCGATTGCGGATAGGATCGTATTGCTTGACCTTGGGGTAGCGCTGAAGCTGGATGAAGTCTTTGTCAGCTGAGAGAATCAACATGGATTCTGGGTCGGCCTGCCTCATGTTGTGGCGGACCAGGGAAGCGATAACATCATCTGCTTCTGCACCCTGAACCTGAATGACATGATAAGGAAGGTTCAACCTTATCTCATCCCTGATTTTATTTAGCACGGAAAACACTTGTTCCCAGTCATACTTGGAGTTTTCCCGTTCCTTTTTGCGGTTTTGTTTGTAGAATGGGAACGCTTGACGCCTCCAATAGTTCTTATCATCGTAGCAAAGTACCATTTTACCGTACTCTGCACCGAACCTTTTCTGGATTTTAGCAAGCACCTTGATGATGGACTTGCGGACTGTATCAATGTTGATTTCGTTCTCGATCTTGTGCCTCACCATCAGGTGACTGATGGCGATTTGGTTTGCGTCAATTAGAATAGCCATTGGCCTCCTTGCTTCCCTTCTATGATAGCACAAAAAAAGAGGGCCGTCAAGGGCCCTCGAATAAGTCTTCTGGATCGAACTCTTCTGGATCGTATCCTGGTTCAAAGGTGATTGACATGTACTCACCTCTGTTTAGACTTCCATCTTCATTGTATAGTTCGGGGTGTGGATTTTGTTCGAACAACTCTTCAAAAGTGTGTCGCTCTCGATTCATGTGATCATGGTATCGTTCTGATGCAATCCACCCACCGAGAGCTCCAAGTATAAGGAACACTTCTGAAAACAGAATCGTTGTGTGGTCCATGGCTACTCCTTAGGTTTATTTACATTGAAACTCAGATTGAATGAGTGATTGAAGAGGGTGAATGATAAAGACTGTTTGAATACTGTAGTTGTCTTGGGCACCTTGGGTGCCCTTGGAATCATGATGTCAAACCCTCTGTTGCGTGGGATCATATTAGTTCATGGTCAGCTAGATATCGGACGGTGTCTTTCATTCCTCCGAGTTTGTTGTGATTGTAGAGTACCTGAGGGAAGGTGGAGCTGCAGCCGAACTTCTCAATGAATTCCTCCCTTGTGAAGTCATTGTCTAAGGTGAACTTTTCAAAAGTAACACCTTTGGATTCCATAAAGTCGGTGAGTCTGTCACAGAACCCACAGCCATCTTTGGAATAGACGTAAAATTTTTCTGACATAAAAATAGGGGTGAACCTACCCCTAATTATAACACTTTAAGTTTTAATAATCAATCTACCTTTGAGTCTTGTTGGAAATAACAACCCTACCTTCTCCTTTAACGAACTCGATACTGAACTCTAGTTCGTCATCGGGTTTCCAAAGGAGCTCTTCATACAACCCATCAAGTGTCATCAAGTCTTTAAAGAGTTGCGTGTCTTCTGTGATGGGTGTGGGTTCCATTAGTAAGTCTCCGATAGTTTTTCAATAGAGTAGGCTAGCAACACAAAGAAAGTGATGCTAGTAAATGTGAAGAGAAGCTCAGTCATTCCTCTCCGCTTTGTGTCAATGCTGCGGCACCAATGAAGGTGCCCAGCAGCACGATTGTTACAGCTAGGATAGCCATATCACCACAGACCGGGGATGATCTGACCGGTGGCAGCATAGGCACCGAGGGCAGCGATGATGCCCATCATTGCGAAGCGACCGTTCAGCCTTTCTGCTTTCTCGTTGTGAGTCTCGTAGTTGTCTTGCATAATTTGTTCCTCAATGGTTGGGTCGATGTACATGCGAGGTTCAATGGCGTAGTTGTTCAGCCTTCCGCCGTCCTCGGTGGTCGTAGTCATTTTGGTTTAGATAAAAGCCACGGAACTTGCAGGATTAGTTGAGCTGTTTGTCCCGTTGTTATTTATCTTAACATTTTTGTTATGTTTTGTCAAGTGTGCGTCAGTGAACACAATTCCAATAGGAAGTGTCATAGTTGCTACCGCAATGAGGAAGCCCACGAGTGCCCTCTTGGCATCCGTGAGCATCCTATGGCCAGGGTCGTCACTCATCGTAGACCTTACACTCTGGAGCAGACGGATGAGTGTCGCAGTAAACCTCGAGGGTCTTGTCGCGGTGCCGTTTCTTGCACGCTTCATCATTGATGTCGCATGGTTCAATCGCATGGAAGTCGACCTCCCACTCGTCATGATCTTCGTATCTTTCTGTAGTCATTTTTTGTACACCTGTTCTTTGGTGAATTCTGCTGATACTTGACGCCCGAACATGTCAAGCTGTCCTACTATTTTAGTACCTTGGATACTTACAACTTCACATGTGTACCCTGCAAAGGGTCCGGAGACAACGTCAAGCAAGTCACCCTCTTGATAGTCGATGACGACGTTCTGTTTGACTTCGAGATGGGTGTCATCTACTCGGTTGAACAGAAGCTCCATCTCTTTGGGCTTCATCATCCTCGGTTTGTTCTTGTTGGCTCCAGCAAATCCAAGTACATTTGCTGTGTCTTTAATGGTCTCTTGGGTGAATGCAGGGAAGACGTGCGTGACGTTACCGAGTTCGTCTTCGATCCTTTCCTTCTTGACTTGCACCAAGATGTATCCGGGCAGGACTTTTGTCTTGACGACACGACGCTTACCGTCTTTCTTAAACTTCATCTCGGTTGCTTCGGGCACCTCGACATTCAGAATGAAACGGTCATCAAGCACAGCACGGCGGGCAAGGAGGTCAGCTTGCGCTTTCTTCTCACATCCCGCTGCAACCATAACACAATACCAGTCTTTGTAATTCATACCACATCCTCATACAAACAATCAAGTAGAGTATCATAGTCATTGTTGGAGTCACCAGAGAAGATGACACCAAGGTCTTTATAATACTTGTACAGTTTTTTGTACAGCTTATGGTTCTGTCGTAGATCGGATTCACCATTAATCGCCTCTCTGATGATGGGCAGGTGAGAGTTGAACTTATGAGTTAGATGTGTTGCCATTGTCTAGTGTTGGATTGTGCAACCAGTCCGGACGACGGTCTGGGAGCCTAAGGTAATTATAATAACACCAGTCCTTGGTGTTAAGGTAGAGTTGATACGCCGTGACGTCGTCGATGGCAGAGTTGTGCTTCAAGTTGTCAGGCATGGCGCGAGCGAAGCCATCGACCATGCGGAACACGGTGATGGGGTCTCCAGTCTCGCGCTGGAACAGACGCTTGGCATCGAACAGAGAGCCTGTGAGCCCGTGCTGTCGCCCGTAGCGCAGCTTGAACTCGCTGCAGAGGCCAACGGCGTGCTGGATGAGCCAGGCGCAGTTCTGAACGGCGTCTGCTGCCCACATAGTGCAGGGGTGTTTCTTGAATGCACCCTTGGCAGTCTTGAACGGGGTGCCATCCACCTTGGAGATGGTACCGATGTCCCAGTAGTGTGATGAGTACACGATGGACAGCATCTGTGCTGACTCTAGGATCATCTTGGTGACGTGACGATCTGGAAGCATGCGAGCAGCACGAATAGGATCGCCATCAACGGCGAAGATGTTCATAAAAAAAGAGGGGTCTACCCCCTCATTATAACACGCTGTCATCAAGAGTCAAGCTTCCGGAAGAAGGTTGTTCTTGACGAGTTCAACGGCAGCGTCATCGATTGTGTTATCTGTGCTCTTGGCGTATGCTGTAAGCAAATCAACAACCAATTGCTTGACTGCCTTTGACTTAAGGAAGGCAAACAGGATAGGCTTTACTAAAAGTACCATGGTGATAAGGCAAGTACTTTTATTTATTATGGATTCGCCTCTAAAGCAGCAATTCTGCTTTCAAGATCTGCAATTCTTTGCAGGAAGACAGCACTTAAACCAATCTTAGTTGTTGTTTCGCAATCTTGGTTGGCATGAGGTTGCTCTGGTGTACCTGAGACAACAATCTCATTTTCTGTGCCTTCGATTATGATATCTCCGTCGCCAACAAAGGTGTTCCAATCGATCTCGATCTGATTGTTGCCATCAATAATGATACCACCATCAAGTTTTACATTCAGATCGACGCTATGTTTTGTGTCTTGTAGTTGGTTTGCGTTTGCTACTGGACCTTTCGCGATGGTACCAAAGCCATCTTCAAGTTCAATGTCACCTTCTCCAATGTAATCTGGGGAATTGGGGATGATGTCACTAAGCTTTTGGGGTTTGTTTCTAATGTATGCAGGGTGCCACTCGTCAACCTCTTGCCAGTCTGACTGGAGTTGGTCGTTCCATTGACCACATAAGACCCACTGACCTGTCGACAGCAGGATCATATACTGCTGGTGTTGTACCTGTCCGTCAGAAGGTGGGTTGATGAAGTCCCATCCAGCTTGAATGTATCTTGGCCCTTCAGAGTAGTGATACTGAACGACGACTGACCCTTCAGTGAGGGTAAAACTGTAAGGAACACCAACGTCTACTGCGCCCTCAAAGTGCAGAGACCCCAGTGACTGCTTGCCGTCACCCGCTACCCAGTAGTCGCCCTGCTTTACGATAGTGTCTCCATCAGAGGCAACGTCTGCGTTTACATTGGAGAGAATCTCCAAGTCATAATCAACAAGTGGATCACCATCCCAGGTGTGCTCAAGATATCCCATGCCGTTGGCAAGTTCCACGTTGTCGTCGCGGAAGTTACCAGACTCGTCTCGACGACGGAGCCACTGCGTGGAGACATTATCCAGGCTGGCTTCTGTTACGTATGGTACATCATTCTCGAGTTCAGACACCTTGTCGATGGGAATGCCATTGACTGCACGCTTTAAGTATCCTCTGCTGTTGTAGTCTGGGGTACACTGGGCGCTGTTACCATCAAGGATACACCTGACGGCGATCTCTGTCATGTATGGAACGTCGTTCAGAAGCAGGGACACAGGGTCACCGGGCTTCAGGTAACCATGACCACCAAGAATGAGATCGAGGTCTCCTACCGTAATGAAGTCCAGACCATCAATGATGGTGTTCAGTTCAGACTCAGTTACGTATGGTGGGTCGTTAAACAGCAAGGAGACGTTGTCCCCTGGCATAAGAAAACCAGTAGGAACGTCTCCTGCTTTAATGTATCCTTCAAGAGAGTGATCTCCCCAACTGTACGCCTCGTTCCATCTATCGATGTCGTCTTGCGTGATGGTAAACGCCGGAGACCCAATAAAAATTGGGTCTGTTTCTGTCCCTGGTGGCAGAACGACGTTACCCTGGAAGTTTAGATTGCCAGTCCATACTAGGTTCTCGGATGTGAGAGTGTCAAGAAAGTTCTGATAAGAAATCTTGGAGGATACCTTATCGTCAACGTTAGTGACGAGATAATCTGCCCGAGAGATTGTAAACTCTTCGGGCAACTGACTGATCTTAATTTTATCCCACATCTTATGGCGGTAGTTATTTCTAACTTATTTATCGTGCAGCACGCTCTCCTCGGGCTCCAGGTTCTGTAGCTTACGAGCAGTGGCGAGCACTTTCTCTCGTTTGTCGACCCTACCAGTGGCAGTAGTAATCACAACGATCATTGATAGGAATCCAACAGCACCAAGTAATCCCAGGAAGAGATCAGTGCCAGTGAATAAGTTCCATGTTTCAGTCATTAGTTTGAGTCATTCGTGGATCGTTGGGGGCGCACTCAGGGGTGTCGAGAGACTCGTAAGTCTCAATGGTAGTCTTCATTGGTGCGTCGTTTTGACTCTCACCATAGAGACCAGGCATGTCAAGCATGACGTGAACACCGTCTCCAACGGGTTCAACACCGCGAATACAGTACACGGGTAGGTTGTCTGGGTTGGTATCTACATTAGCTGTAGTTGATTTGGCACCACATGATACGAGTAGTGGCAGAACAAATAAGAATGGTAGGTATTTCATAAAAAAAGGGGGGTGTTGCCCCCCATATTATATCTTATTCAGTTGTGGTTGTCAACTGATTCTTTTTGCTCTTCGGTCATCTCAATTCCAGCAAGTTTTGTCATTGCATCACCATTATCCTCATAGAGTTTATCAAGTGCTTTCAATGCCATTCTTTCTTGTTCAGTCATTGTTCACCACCTCATCCCATGCTTGCTTAAAGTTACGATCCCAATTGTCCATATACACTGGCATAAAAGCATTCAGTGCATGTGTAATATCATGGGCAACATCCATTCGGTTGTTATCCATTGCTTCAGTCAGTTCTTCTAACATGAAACTGATAGAGTTTATGTTGGAGAATGCTTCCTCCAACTTGTTCATTACATCCCAGTGTTTGCACATGGTTCTCTCTGTGATGATTGATTATAGGAGCATTATACAATAAAAAACCACCCCTGTAAAGGAGTGGTCGACACTTTAGGAAGTGGTTAGTAGAAGAC